CGCTGCCACGCGCGATGCCACGCTCGCTGCCACGCGCGATGCCACGCGCGATGCCACGCGCGATGCCACGGACGCTGCCACGGACGCTGCCACGGACGCTGCCACGCTCGCTGCCACGGACGCTGCCACGGACGCTGCCACGCGCGCTGCCACGTACGCTGCCACGCGCGATGCCACGTACGCTGCCACGCTCGCTGCCACGTACGCTGCCACGCGCGCTGCCACGGACGCTGCCACGCTCGTTGCCACGCGCGATGCCACGTACGCTGCCACGCTCGCTGCCACGGGCATATCTTGGGCGCACGAGATGGCGCTGGCCCTTGGTGGATCGCAAGAAAACGCCGCGCTTTTGCTAGCCTGCGCGAATAACTGGTGGCGGTTATATCAAGGCGGCAACATGTGGCCGGCGTATGCGTGCTATCTGGCGGCAATGCGAGACGTGCTAGGACTGCGGCTTAAAGAACATGCCGCATATGCCGCATGGGAGCAGTGCGCAATCGAAGGCGGATTCCGGATCGTGCACGAAGAATTTTGCATTGTCTCTGACTTTCCGGCAGAGCCGATCAAGATGGATGACCAGAACCGGCCACACTGCGACAACGGACCTTCGCATCGGTGGCGCGACGGATGGTCGCTCTACCACATCCACGGCGTGCGCGTGCCGGCCCAAGTCGTCATGGCACCGGAGACGCTGACGGTAGCGCAGATCAAGTCCGAAAACAACGCCGAGGTTCGCCGCATCATGATAGACCGCTACGGCGAGGATCGCTACATCATCGACAGCGGGATGCGCCCGGTAGCTCACGACGAGGTTTACGGCACCCTGTACGTAGAGCAACAGGAAGCGGGGACGCCGGTCGCAAAAATCCGCGTCATCAACCGCTCCCCGGAGCCGGACGGCACGTTTAAACCGTATTGGCTTGACATCAACCCAGCGCATTACAAAGGTGATGCCGGCCGCATTCCGCAGGCGGCGGTCGCGTCTACTTGGCGCGATGCTGCCGGCGAACTGGCGTTCAGGCGCTGGCAAGATTATGCGCCGCAGGTGGAAACGTGACGGCCCGCGAGTGTCGGCGCACGCTGGCCCGGCTGCGCTTGGTCCGCATGGTGATGCGACGCGAAGGCAAACTGGCGCTACAGGGCCGGCCGGTAAACCTACGTGCGACCGACGTGCAACAGACATGGCGCGCCCGCAATTGGACGCCGCCATCACAACAGGGGGAAGCATGAGCCGTCCCTACACGTACCGCCACGCCGATGATCGCGCGTGGGCTGACATGGCCGCGCACCTGACCGAGCCGCAGCCGCGGTGGATCTGCCCGTACTGCTGGACCGAAGTGCGCGACGAACAGACCGCGTGCTGCGGCGAATTCCACGCGATCCCGATGCCCGACGGATGGGAGGATGACGATGATGCGTTCTAGCGACTCTATCGCGGCGCTTGCTGCGGCGCTGTCGGCCGCGCAGGCGGAAATCGTCAATCCGGCGTTCGACGCGACCAATCCCCACTTCGGGAACGGCTACGCATCGCTCGCTGCCGTGCGCAACGAAGTGCTGCCCAAACTGGCGAAGCACGGCCTGTCGCTCCTGCAACCCTTGGTGGCTGGTGAGGGGTCCGCCGGCTGCGGCACGCTGCTGCTGCACAAGTCGGGCGAATGGCTGGAACTTGACCCGATCCTGTTCCCGGTCGCCAAGCCCAACGCGCATGGCGTGGCCGGCGCTATCACCTACGCCCGCCGAATCGGGCTACAGGCGGTCGGCGCGTGCGTGGGCGATGACGACGACGACGGCAATACCGCCGCCGCGCTGCCGGCAAAGCCGATCACGGCCAAGCAAACAGCCCAGGACGAATTCGACGCCCTGCCGCCCGAGGCGCAGGCTGTGGTCCGCGAGTGGGCTATGGAAACCATTGCCCACGTAGAGGGGAACCGGCCCGACTTGGCGGCAGCGTTCGTCGCCGAGAAGTGCGAGACGGCCGAGGATAAACTAGCCCTGTGGTCGCAGCTTCCGCCGGCCGTGCGCGCGGCGCTGAAAAAGGAGATGGGCAAGTGACCGACGAGAAACGCGACAACAGCGGCGCGCTGTTCAAGGCGAAGGCGAACGAAAACCCGAAGTGGCCCGGCTACGAGGGCAGCGCGACCATCGCCGGCCGGGACTACTGGATTTCGGCGTGGGTGAAGGAAGGCAAGAGCGGGAAGTTCTTCTCGCTGGCGTTCAAGCCGAAGGATGCGCCGAAGGCGGACAAGCCGGCGCAGAAGCCGGCGCAGGATTTCGACGACGACATACCTTTTAGGTAGGCCGAGCATGGCGGCCTTAAAAACATGCTTCAAGTGCGGGGCGGAAAAGCCGCGCACCGAATTCTACCCGCACCCGCAGATGGCTGACGGGCTGCTAGGCAAATGCAAACGGTGTGCGCGTCTTGATGCTCGATCCAATCGCGGAAAACGATATGATTATTACCTCGAATACGATAGGGCGCGCTGCGCCGATCCGGCGCGAAAGGCCATGGGCATTGCATCATTCCGGGCGGCAGCTGACAAACATCCGGAACGGACGGCGGCGGCACGGATTACTTACAACGCCGTCAAGCGCGGTGAAATCAAGCGCCAACCGTGCTGGGTATGTGGAGATAAAGCCGAGGCCCATCACCCCGACTATTCCAGACCTCTGGACGTTGTTTGGCTGTGCCTAGTACATCATCGGCAAGCGCACGGCATAGCCCGAAGGATTGACAACGAGGATGTCGTCGCATGACGCATGACCGATGCGCACTATGCCACCGTCGCAAGACGCGCAGTCACCCGGCGAACGCGAAGTACTGGGCATTGGTTCACGCCATCGCGGACAAGCTCAAGCCGGGCGGGCAGTCGTACAGCGCCGAACAGTGGCACGTCTACTTCCGCTCGCGCTGGCTCGGGTGCGACGACGTGACGATGCCCAACGGCAAGATTGCGACGATACCGCGCAGCACGGCGCAGCTTGACGTGGCGGAATTCGGGGAGTACCTGGATCGCGTTGAGGCGTGGGCCGGGGAGCGTGACGTGTGGCTAGAGGATTTGCCGGCGTGAGCCTTGCCGGCAAGCGTCACATGGCCCGCGTGGCCGCGCTGCCGTGCTGCATTTGCGGGGCGCAGCCGGTGGAGGTTCACCACATACGCGAGGGACAGGGGGCGGCGCAGAGGGCACAGGACGTGTTGACCATCCCCCTGTGCCCGGCGCATCATCGCGGCAGCGAAGGGATACACGGGCTAGGGCGCAAGGGATTCTACATGCGGCACAAACGCGACGAATTGGACCTATTGGCGGAAACGCTGGAAAGGCTTGAGCCATGACCGACGACTTTCACTTTTACTTACTGCGACGCGCTGATGACTATGTGACGGCAATTCGGCCGACTGCCGACATCGACCGATTTGGTTTCCCGGCGTGGCACGGCTGGGCGATCAGCAAGGCGTGGCGTGACGGTTACGCCGCAGCGATCAACGAGGGCGGGCAGGCTCCCTGCGAATCCACCGATGGCTGTACCCGAGCGCAAGTAACTTGGGAGCAGGCAATCTCGCACGCCGGGACGGATCACGAAATGGCCGCACAGCCTGTCCCGCCCTCACCCGACGACACGAAGCGGGCGACGGTTTTGCCCCCACTCGACGACTCGGAATCTATCGACTCGTGGCTGATACGGCATGCCGATTTCGTTCCGCAGAAATACTGGGGACCAATACGGGTGCTTGGTGACGCCATCGCCGCCCTCCGCGCCGAACTTGTAGCCGAATCTCTAGAAGTAACCGCTTGGCGGACTCGTGCAACAAAAGCCGAAATCGAGCGCGATGCGCTGTTGTTGCGCATTCCGAACGTCTCGAAAGTCGAAGCGGAATGCCGAACGCTGGAGGACTGGAAACTGCGCGCGATGCACATGGAGTTTGGTTGGTCGTCGTGTTCGCGATGCGCAGCGCAGCTTCAAGGGCGAGCCGAGAGCGCCGAAGCCGAGCGCGATGCGCTGCGGGCGGATGCGGAGCGGTATCGTCATATTCGCCCGATGTTCCGCGCGTTCAGCGCACACGTCGACGGGATGCACTCATGGTGCGCGACCGGGGAACTCGCGCGAATGAAAGGCCCGACATTCGACGCCGCCATCGACGCAGCGAGGAGGAAAGCATGAAGCCCGGCGACGTGTATCGGCGAGCAGCGGAATTCTTGGAGTCGCAGCCACCAGACGGGGGCATGGGCATGTGCGATGCGATCGATGAGGTTTTAGCCAAGAATGGCGCGATGCACAGTCGAGCCGCGGCCTGCCGTGCGCTACTTATTTTCAGCCGCACCGTGAAGCCGTACCGGATATGGTGGGGCTGCGAATGGTCCGACGATCTACAAGAGCGCCGGAACTGCCGTGTGCTTGCGCTACTGTTCGCCGCCGCGATGACGGACAAGGGGGATTTGTGACGATACGCGAGCGATTCATGGCGTGGATACGGGTGCGCGATTAGCGCGAAATGCTAACGCCCGAAAAGTACTGGACCGCCGGATACCTCGCCGCGCTAGAGGATGCGGCGCGGGCGTGCGAGGAAAGGTCCGTCGTGTATGACGGAGTCGAATCCACAGCATCGACGCGGTATTTCGCGGACAAAATGCGAGGCGCGCGGGAGGGGGCGGAAAGCTGCGCCGCCGCCGTGCGGGCGCTGGGGGGGGATGAGTGACGACAACGGAGGAACACGCACAGATGATCGCCGACTGCGAGGCCAGAGAATCGCGCCTATCAGATTGGGAGCGGTCGTTTGTGGACAGTATCGGTGAGCAGATCGCGCAAGGTCGCTCGCTGACGCCGCGACAGGCGGAAACGCTTGATCGCATTTGGGAAAAAGCAACCGAGAGAGGATGACATGGAAAACCAACACCGCCGGATCAAGGGCTACCGGGAACTCAACGAGACCGAGATTTCCCTGATGAACGAAATCAAGACGAAGGGTGCGGAACTCGGCGAGCTGGTCGCCAAGCTGCGCGAAACGGAAGGACTCGACCAACGCTGGGTAAGCATCGGCGCCACCGATTTTCAAACGGGGTTGATGGCGCTTACTCGCAGCGTCGCGCGGCCGACGTTTTTCTGACGCCGCGATGGCAGATGCGGGGGATTTGTGACGATACGCGAGCGGTTCAACGTGTGGATTACCTCGCCTGACATTCGCATCGGCGGGCACGGCCATGTAGATTGTTTCCGCGCCGGCTACCTCGCCGCGCTAGAGGATGCGGCGAAGGCGTGCGAAAAACTGGAAATAGGGCCTGACAGTACGGGAGAGCGTACAACGCAGGCGCGATATTTTGATGCGGCGTGCGGCAACTGTGCCGCCGCCGTGCGGGCGCTGGGGGAGTGATGGCTATTCGTCATCATCCGGGCGCGGAGGGAACGCGCGCAGCGCATCGGTCAAATCCCTCTCGCCCATAATTTCCAGTCGCACCCATCCGCCGCAGCCGATGCAGCGAATAATCTGCGGCATTTCCGGCACGGGCTCCACGTCCACCATATCGCAGCGGCAGACAGCAAGCCCAGCCGAAATATCCGCCGGGGTCACTTCCGGCTCCGCAGCCACGTCAGGTAGTCCGCCGCCTGTTCTGGGTCAAAACAGACGTGGATAAGCCGCGGGTCATCGTCCGCGTAGCGCGGATCAATGATGGTCGTCGCGTTGCAGAAAATATCCTGATTCGGGAGCCCCTTCTCGTGCCCGTAGCGGTCCCATGTTTTGTACGACGACACACGGATGGCGTGCGACACGAGTCCGCTTGCAGGGTCCTTTAGCACCGCATAGCCCGACGTGTGTAAATGCCCGCACGTCAATAAATGGTCGCGCCAACCCATCGTCGCAGCCTTGACGGCGCCGTGGATACTCGACCACATGGAATGCCCGGTAAAATCGTGCCGGGCGTTGATGCGCACTTGACGGCCGTTGGGGAATTCAAGCCCAAGCCGCACAGAGAAGTTATCGTGATAGCCGGCGCAGTTATTCAGAATCCACTTGACCGGATCGCCCGCGCCGCTCCAAGCGCCGTGATTCCCGCCCAGCACGTACAGCCACGGCATAGCTTTTAGGAACCACTCGCCCAGGCGCCACGCCTCCGCCGCGCTCGTGCTCTGTTCCGAATACAGGCGGGCCAGCCGGCCGGTCCAGTTGTTTAGCGTGTCGCCAATGTTCCCGGCAAACATGCCCTCGGTACGATTGATGACGTCTACGTGCCGCTCTACCTTCTCTATGTCCGTACCGTCGTCGTCAAGATGCGGGTCGCCAAAATGGCTTATGGCGATCGGCCCGTCGATTTTGATCTTGACCGGAATCAGGATGCGCTCGCGCTTGGCGCGGTCTAAGTGCGCGTACTGTTCCTTGCGGCGCTTGATGATGGCTTCGGCCGGGAGCGTTTCGTCGGTCAGCCGGTGCCCCTCGAATGGGGCACGACGCGCCGCGACGAATCCGCGAGACTGCGCGATCTTTACCCGGTGCGCGAGCGTGCCCCACGGGAGACTAAGAGCGCGCGCCGCGCTGGATATACTGCCGTGAATGTCTAGAGCGTCGAGCGCTTGCTGCGCGACCATATCCGCAATCGGCGGTGTTGGCATCTATTGGACGGCCCCGGTTGTCCCGGTCGTCAAGGCGTTGCGAAGGATTGCCTCTAGTACGCCATCGTCCCCCAACTCCGGGCGCAGGAGTAGCCCCAACAGCACTACCGCCGGGACTAGGTTTGCCAGCTCGCCACAAGTCACGAGGCCGGAGGGGGCCGGGCGGCCGGGCGGCTCTAGGTGCACGCACGCCGCCTCTAGCGCCCCCATGACCTGCACCGCTTGGGCTACAAGTAGCCCGATTTCGTCCGTGGTCAGCGGCGGCGCCCATACCGGCATCGTATCCACGGCTAAACTCCTAGCGGGATGTCTCCGTTATCGGTCGCGGCGCGGGCCATTGCTTCGGCGTGATACTCGATCCACAGGGCCATCAACAGTCTGTGCGCCGGATGGTCGGGCCGAACGTCGTTCCAAGTAAGCGTCACCTCGCGCGCGCCGAAGGCGTCTCCGCCACGGTCGGCCATGAACGTAACCCTCACCCGCCACAGGTTGTATGGGTCTGGGGCATCGCTCACGGGGCAGGCCAGACGATTGAGAAGCCGCTTCCTGTGGTCCCGGGCGGGGCATCTTCCTCGATCCGCATGTTCGCGTATAGGAGCGTGTCCGCCGGGAAATCGCCAGCGGCCAGGTATACCGTCGCCTGTTTTCCGACGCTGCCGTGCGCGCTATCCATGTCGCCAGACGTAGGGGAAATCGACAGCGACCGCAGCCATGGCGATCCGCCGTACTCTGCCGCAGAGGCATACAACAGCCCGGCCGCCGGCATTCGGAACGAGTAGGCGACAACCTGCCCGGCTTCCGGCGCGAATTCCTTGCGCGAGAAGTCACCGGCCGGGATGTGCCCGAGAAACTGCGCTTGTGGGACAGACTGCGCCGCCCAATAATTAAGCGCGCCGGCAAGGTCTGACAGGTCCGTAAACTCCTGTGGCGTCAGCGCGAACACGCTGCCGGCCTGTAGCCGGCCCATGACGTTAGACATCGTGGTCTGGTGGCCGCGCTTGATGCTGGCGTAGAATCTGTCGCTCATCGCCGGGCCGCCAATTCGCCGATGACAACATCCTTCGCCGCCGAGCTGCGGGACGTGCCGAAGAAAAACGAAATGACCGCTGTCAGTGCGCCGCCGACGATCGCGCCGATCACGAACGATTGCATGTCCGTGCTAAACGTGTCCCGGTACAAAACCGTGAACACTACGCCCGCCACCATAGCCAAAATGAACGATGCGATGACGAACTGCGGGTTCCCGAGTATCCCGGCTTCCTGCATCGCCGCGCCGCGCTTGGCCGCTGCGTCGCGCGAGCCTTCCTCGGCCGCCCAGGCGCCGCGCTCAAAAGCGTCGATCTTGTCCATCAACGGGGCCACCTGCGACAGCCAATCGGACGCCGCGGATTCCAGTTTGGCGACGATGGCCGGCGACTGCCGAGCGACCGCCACAGCCTCCAGCGGGTCAGCCTTGCCGGTTTCCTTCTTGGCGATGGCTAGTAGGTTATCCGCGAGCGGCCCGCCAACGTCGGACCCCAAAGCCTTTTCGGCCTTTGCGCGAATGACCGGGGCGAACACTCCGGCGAGAATACTGACGAGCGATAGCGGGTCCATTGGTCCCCTCCCCGGCGCGGCCGGCGGGTTTGGTTGCGGCGCCGGAGACTCCGGCGGAATGATGGGTGCAGGCGCCCCGGTCTGTTCCGGTGGCGAGTCATCGGGTTGTGCAGCGATTCCGCCCGGCGCCTGCATTTCGACGCCGCCGAACTCCGCAAACTTGCGGCGGCAGTACGCTAAATTCCGCGTCGGCTGTCCGTAAGGCGAACCCGGCAAACTAGCCCATTCGCGGTTACACTTGGCGATAGCATCGTCCAGCCGGCCGGCCTCCACGTCCGCCGTGGCACCGCGCCGCCCGATCAACCACCGCGCGCACAAATCCTGCGACGATGCCGAGAAGTCATGCGGGCCATTCGCGGCCACGAAGTCGCGCCACGTCCGGTAAAGAATCTGATACGCGCCGGCCGCGGTAGAAGAATAGCCTCCGGCCGTGACCACGCGGTTAGGATGATCGTCGAACCCGTCGAACAGCCCGCCGCCGTATAGCGTGCGGTAGCCGTTATGCCCGAGCGTGCCCTCGCACGCGCGGATAACCAGCAAAAACGCGCGCAGATTCGGGGTCATGCTAGGTACAGGGCTTGGCCTTTAGCCGGGCGATCTCGGACTCCATGCTCGCCGCGAACGCGCGGAATTCGTCGGCCGTCATCACTACGATTTTTTCGCCGCCGATGTCCAACAGTGCGGCCGCGCGCGCCGGAGTGGCTAACAACACATATGCGACAAACGCGAACGAACAGGCCAAGCACAGCAGCGCGAGAAACGCGGCGAACTTGTAATCTTTTCCGTTCATTTGTCGGCCTTCCGGTCTAGCTTATCCAAGATGCGGTCTAGCTTATCCTCGATCCGCGTCATGTCGTTATTGGTCGCGTAGGTTTTGGCGACCTCTACCTTGTGGTTCGCTAGGTCTGTCTCCAACGCTTTGACGGCGGCATAGATGGTACGGGCCACCCAGCCGCAAGCGGCGATCCCGCCCGCTAGCAGCGTGTTCCAGAATGGCTGAAATTCCATGCCGCGCCCCCAAGTTACTGCGCCAAAACAGAACCTAACAATCCAGCTCCGCCATAGCCGACAAGACCGGATACATCCGGCGAACCGCGACTAGTGCGAGCCTTCCGCAGTAGCCTTTCCATCAATTGCGGGTCTAGATACGCCTCTGTAACAATGTCGCTAATGCGCGATTCCAGCGGGCGGTTTATCAGGTTGAGCGGGGACTGCAACACCTTCGCCGCGCCAGATTGCGCGAGCGTGTCCCCGAACACGCGCGACATGAAGTTTGCCGAGGCCATATTCTGGTATGTGTCAGACCCCGGCTGTTTGCCGCCGCGTGCAGCGAACGTTTCCGCGTTCAAGTCTCCCAAAACGCGATTCAAAATGTCGGCCTGACGCGGCGCAAGGCGCGTGTCTTTTTCGATGCCCTCAAGCGCCTTTCGCATGGAGTTTTGCGACACGGAAAAAGACGCGCCGCTGTCAGTTACCTGCGGGAGGGCATTGGTAACTTTCGACAGTTTGTCGCCGCCCAACTTGTCGCGGATAACCTCAAGCCGCTCAATCGGGCGCGACAGTCTGGAATAGTGTTGCAGGTAATTCTTGAACCCTGGCGCGACCTTTTCTACCTCGTCAGCGATAACCTTCTTTATCCCGGTCGCCACGCCAGCGGCCAACCGAATACGCCCGTCTGGGCTATCAACGCCCTTTGTGATGAGTCTATTCAAATCCTTGTGAACGCCGTTGTAAATGTCGGCCGGAGATGTTGCGCCTTCCGCTTTGGCGCGTTCAAGCCGGCCATAGATCCAATCAAGGGCGCGGCGCGCGTCGTCCCCTTGCGCCGCCTCTTTGCGGAATGTGCGGAATGTTTCGTCCAGGATCGCATCGACGTTAACATCGCCGCGCACGTTGCGACCGCTCAATGTCGCGTTGCGTAGTGTGGCCGTTATATCGTCGCGTTTCTTTTCGTAAAACTCCACCATCGCATCGGTCGCGCGGAGTTTTTCAAGGTCGCGGATGCGCGCTTCGTTGTTCGCAGCGAAGCGTTCGGCAAACCGTGGATTCGCCGCGCCGCGCGAAATCAATTGCTGGCCTTGGGTCAGCCCATAATCGCCGGCCACGGCGGCAGCGGTCGGGGCGCCGCCTGGCACTCCGACAGTGGCCCCCGATTTCGACAGCGCGCTATGCTGCGCGAGATTCCGCAACGCCACATCCTTTTTGCTGGCAGTGCGCCCGATAACGTCGGCCGCGATCTGCTCTGCGCCTCCGCGCGTCAGAGGCCGGCGCAATTCGTTGACCGCAGTAGCCCCGCGCCGCGCCACTTCACCGGCCGCGGTCATGCCCATGGGCGCGACCGCGCCCGCGATTAACTGTGCCGCAGTACCGCCGCCCATTTGGCGCGTAATGTCGGACGCCCCCGCTCCCGCCCCGGCCGCGACAATCTCGGCCACAGGATTCGTAACGAGCGAACGAACGAACGGAACCGCTGACTTGACGCCCTCCCCGGCCATTTGCGCGCCCTTGACTAGCGGCCCCATACCAACCACTGCCTTATTGACGGCGCTCGTAAATTTCTCCGCTCCTGTTTCCGGCTCCGGCAGACCTGCCGAAGTCAACAGGCGCGGCAATGCTTGCGACGGCAGCCCGAACTCGGGCACATTCCCGCCAAGCGCATTGATGCCTCGAATGCCGTAGTTGACTGCCGTGTTAGCCGCATCGCCTACTATATTCGGGATCGCTGCCAGCCCCTGCACCACGTCGCTCACGCCAAGGCCAGCGGCGCGCGTTGCGTCCTGGGCGAGCGTGCGCGTTTGGGCCTCAGGTTCCGGCGCAGATTTTTTGAACTTCGCCATGAACTCCGACTGCGGGATATCGGAATAGAACTTGCGATGCACGGCAGCAAGCAAAGCAGCATCCGGAATATCCTCGTACTGCGGGAACTTGCGGCGAACGTCGGATATATCCATCAGCGCAGTCCAAGCGGGTCGGTCGCGTCTGGCTCTTTTGTTTTTGCTTGCGTCGCCATTGACCGCTCGATATCAAGACGCATTTTGCGCTTTTGTTCTTTCACGGCTGCGCTGTCTCCCGGTTGGGGGAAAAACGTCTTATCCTCCATGGACTCTTCCTCGACGCCGATAACTGCACCCGACTCAAGACGCAGTTTCGCGCGAATCCATGCGCGTTTCGCCTGTGTGTATTTTTGGACGACCGGCGGGCTGGCAAAATCACTTGCAAGCCCGGCCATGCCACCAACTAAAGGAAGTTTTCCTACTCGCTCAAGCGTCGCAGCGGCAGACCCAACGCCCGGAGATTTCTTGTCGATTTCGTCCAAGATTTTTGATGCGTCTTTGGCTCGCATCAAAAACGAGTCTGCGCGCAACTGTTGGTCAGTCGCTTTTTCCGGCTTTGGCGGGGCATCTGTTTTTTCTGCGGCCGACCGTGCCGCCTCTGCCGCCCGCCGGTCCGCGTTGGCGCGCAGTCCATAGTCGGCCTGCCATTGCCGGCCTTGCTGCGCGCCCTCGGGCGTCAACGACTTGGCGAACGCCGAACCGGCCGGCGTGGTCAGCGTGTCGAATACCCCGACCGTCCCGCCCATGTCGCGGAATTCGATCTCCGGCTTCGGCTGGAATCCATCAAGCTCGCGCGGCGCGTCGTATTCTGACGTTTGCACGAGCACCGGCTTTCCGTCACGCATGACGGTATGTGGCGTCGCGGAATACTTGGCCCGGTATTTCTCGGCTTCCTTGAACAATTGTTCCGCGCGCTTCAGGTCATTGAACTTAAGCGCCTCATTGGCCGCATTCGTGTAAATCTGGAATGCCTTGGCTGGATCGGTTTTCACCTGATCCAAAATCCCGCCGAGCGCTTGATTGAATCCGGCCGCCGCATCGCGCATCGCCTTCTGTTCGCGGTCCTGCTCGACCTCGCGCTTCAGTTTGTACGAATCGACCATTCCGCGCCGAGCATCGCCAATCGCCTGCTGGCCCATTTGCATACCGCCCAACAGGCCGGCGCTCATCGGACCCCAAATGTTTTTCCCGCGCGAGTCCAACAGCCCGGCGCCAAGCCCCATCATCAGATTGGAAAACAGGAGCCGACGACGCTCCTCTTCTGGCAATTGGAATTGCGCCATATCGTCCATTATGCGTATCCAGCCTTTCGCGCTTCGTCCATGTTGGCGAACATCGGCAGCCCGGGCGCGAACTGTTGCGGAGAAAACGTCGTCTCGCCCAACCCTTGCGAGTATGACTTCTGCGCGTTGAACGCATCCTGCGGCGTGTAGCCGGTATTGAACGCGCCGCCGCCGCTCGCATAGTAATTGACGATTTGATGGAATGTTTGTTCGTCAGGGACGGACTCGCGCAGCCGGCGGATCGCGTCGGGGTGCCCGGCGAGAGCAAAGTAGATTTGCTCCTGCGACAATCCGAACGGGTTCGGCGCATCCTTGCCGCTGCCGGTTTTCGTCATCGCGCCGCCGGCCGGGAATTCCCAGTTGTTTGGATACGGAGCCGGGCCCGGCTGCGCATATGGCGGGGTGCTGTGCGGCGGAGGAGGCAACCCGGTCCCCGGCGGCTGCGTCGTCGGCGGGGGCTGTGTCGTCGGCGGAGGCTGCGTCCCGGGCGGAGGCTGTGTCCCGGGCGGGGGCTGCGTCCCGGGCGGGGGCTGCGTCGTCGGCGGCGGCTGCGTTCCGCCACCAGGTGGCGCCCCGGGGCCCGGCGGCTGATTACCGCGGCCGGCATACGGATTCCAGCCACCAGAATAGACGCCAGCGCCTAGCAGCCCGCCCCCGACAGTCGGGGCCATCTTGGCGAACCCGCCGCCGAACGTGCCGTTCGGATCGCTGCCCAATAGCCCGTTGAACTTCGGGACGTTGTTCCCGGCGAATACGCCCGCGCCTTTCTGCCAGTTTTGCATGGCGTCCTGCATTTGAGCATCGAGCCCGGCATACCCAAAATGCGGCAGGTTGTAATACTGCGGCGGCACGAATAACGCACCGTTCGCAAGCAACCCAACCGGCGGCCCCGAAGCCCCGCCCCCCGCGCCTTCGCCACTATTCGTCGCCATGCTTTATTCCCCTTCAGACCCCGAACGGATTTCCAGGAGTGCCGGGCGTACCGCTGCCGTAGTTAATTCCGGCGGCGCCACTCTTGGCGAGGAATTCCGCGCGAGCCTCCGGCGTCATCCCTTGAATGTACTGCGCCATCGTCTGCCCGGTACGATTCGGGTCATACCACGGCGCGCCCTTGTACCCGGCCGGGCCCTGCACGCCAGACGCCGAGTCGTAGGTGAACCCGCCGCCCATGTACGCGGGCGGACCCGCATACGACGAAGCCGGCGCATTTTGCTTCGCCGCTTCGGCCTGCTGATACGCCGTGCCCCGCGCCGCTGCGTTCATGGCGTCGCCGCCCATGCGCCCGCGCATCATGCCAGCTGCGCCAGCGAACGCAGGATTACCCATCGCCCGCGCGCGCGAAGTCACGTCGCCGAACGCGGACAGCCCCTGCGGCGATTGCATCCACTCTTGCGAGCCGACCTGCGGCTGCGCCTGCGCCATGAGGCTATCCTGCGCCTGCCCCCACATCCCGCCGGGGATACCGGCCGGGACCGGCGGATAGCGCACACCTCCGGCCGGATCGGGTCCGCCCGTCAGCGGCGGCGAGCGAAACGTTCCGCCCGGCCCGCCGGCTTGCATGTTGGGTCCGCCAGTAGGCATCGTCGGACGCCCGTAATTGCTGCCGCCACCATTTCCGCCGCTCATGCTGCACCTCCGTAAATTTGCTGCCAAAGTCTCATAGCGTCACCGTGCATCGGCATCGCCGGCTGCGGACGCGGTTGCGCTCCCTGTTGCTGGACCTGCGGCCCCTGTGCTAACTGCACCAACTGATTAGCCCTCTGCAATGCGTCCAGCCCCTTCAGCGCCGACTTGCCCCCGGCCAACAACCCCGACGAAGGCAACTGCGCGGCCGTGCCGACGAACGATGCCGTCGCTTCTCCCGGCGCCGCGCCGGCCGCAGCCGCACCCATGCCGGCCGACTGTCCACCCAACAGTCCAGCGAGCGGACCCATGCCGGCAGCCCCGAATCCGGCCGTAACTCCGCCGGCAAGCAACGCTAGGTTTAGATAGTCCTTTTTGTGCAGAGACTTTCCGCCGATGCTCATGGCTATTTGAGCGCGCTGTAGATTCCGGCCCCGGTCGCAGCCGTGCCGAGAATGCCGGCGAGCGGCGACATGCCGGGCTGCGTCGACGCCGTACTACCCCATGACCCAGACGCGCGGCCCAGAACAGAACCCAGGTATTCGTTCATGTTCACGTCATACAGGTTCTGCGTATTCCACTGGTTGTTGTACTGATCCAGCAGCTTCTGGTAGTACGCATTCCAGTTATTGCCAGCACTCATCAGCCCCTGCATTGACTGATAATCGTCCTGCGACAACTGCCCGGTCAGAGCCGCGCCGGACAGGATGTTGGAAATATCCTGTCCGTACATGCCGCCGGCCTGTGCGTTCGCGGCCAACTGATTCGACACGTCACCCTGATACATCTGCGTACCCAAGCCGAGCGATTGCAGCATGTTCGCGTAATCTTGGTTGTACATTTGGCCCTTGTACTGTTGCTGTTGCTGCAACAGATTAGACCCCATCTTGCCAACCTCGGACGCGAGATTGGCTTGGCCCTTCAGCGCCATATCCTCCCAGCCGCTGCCGCCGAACGCGCCGGCCATCGCGGCGGCCGTGTCATTCTGCGCGGCCCCACCCTCGGCATACGCCTTCGCCATCGCCTGCGCGTTCTGGTCGAAAATCTGCGCGGTATAGGCGTCCGACGTATAGGGATTGGTCGATTGCGATAGCGCGTGCAGCCCTTGGGAATATGGGTTGTATGCCTGCCCCGACGCGATGCCCTGCACGTTGACCGCATACGGGTTTGCGTAGTTACCCTGCGCCGCGTTCATGGCTGCGCCGCGGCCAGCGTTGATGTCCGGCGCCCCGTAGAGCGCGCGGTCATACATCAACTGCATCGCCGTGTTCTGGTAATCGTTGATCGGCGCGACCGATGGCAGGCCGGATTGCTGGTACGGCTGATTGGCGAGCGTGTTCCCCTTGTTTACGTAAGCCTCCCAATACGGCATCGTGTAGCCGGGCGGCTTGAATTCCTGCGTCGTCGTTTGCGTACCGCCTCCGCCTAGGCTCATGGCTTTACCTCGTGTTCGTAGACATATCCAGTCAGACGCCAAAACGGCAACCGTCCCCATCCCTTGCGCGGACTCATCATCCGCATTTTGCGGCAGCCGTGTTGACCCGCCAAGCGCTCCAATTCGGCATGTATCGCCGGGCCGTCGCGGTCCAGTCCCTCGCCCTCCGTCGCCAGTACGAAGAACAGGCCGCGCAAATCATCGCCCGGGTATCGCTGCCAGATGACGAATGACTCGCCCTCGTTGACCATCATCAAATTCGCGGCGCCGCTCACCAGCGCCAAGTAAACATGCTCCGGCATCCAGTCGGGCGCGGTCTTTTCGATGATGCGTTGCAGTCCGGTCCTAACGCGCGGCCACCAATCGTCAACGTCGCGCGGCGCAACGTGTACTATGCGAGTCATCGTTAGAACGGCGTTTCTACCATCGCCCGCATCACCGCGCCGGATGCGTTGCCGGCCGTCGTGGAATTGCCGAAGGCCCATTGCACGTTCATTTGTGTAGTGCTTCCCGGCAGGTTCGACGACAGCGTGCCAGACGCGGTCGCCGCGCTGTCAAGCCGCGTTACCTCGTAACTCACCGTGCTGCTGTTGCTCGCCGCCTCGAACACCACGCGGTACAGCACGCCCGCCGTTTTCGGGAACGATGAGCCAAGATCGACCTTCGTGCAATTGCCCGATCCGTCGTTGTGCATGATCTGCATGTTCGTGTCCGACGAGTCGGTGCCCATGAAGATCGAATTAAGATGACTGGCCGACGTGTCAAAGAACAACGTCATGGAGATACTGGCAGACGGAAATAGCCCGACCGCGCAACGCATCGTGGTTTGCGTAGCCTCTACGCCCCACTCGATCTCGCAGCGGAATCCGCCCAAGCCCGCAGCATTGCCCAACCAGAATGCGGTAGTTTGAGTGTTAATGCCCTGATAACTGTTGGGTGTTGCGCCGGTTGCGTATACCAACCGATACAAGCTATTCAGCGCAGCGGTACCGCTCGGCAAGGTCAGCGTGGCGGAGCCCGACCCAGCCGTAATCGCGCTCGGATTGAAGCCTAGCACTTGCCCCACGGTTCCGGTCCCGCCGGCCATGAACAACCGCACAAACTGCGCGCGCCAAATGTCAGGCGTGCCGCTTGACGCAACCTCCGGCGGATACTGCGCGTCTCCGCCGTCAATGTACGCCCCAGCCGGATGCGTGCGGATGGCCGTCAATTCGTCAGCTCCACCACGTTAATCCGGTACGTCACCACACTAGCGCTCGATGCCAAGCCCTGCACCGTCTCGCCACTATCCAGCGGACAGGTATCGTCGGGGAACGTGAACATCACAGTTGTCGCGGCCGGAATGCTCGCCGCCGACAGGATCGCGCGGTTCGCCGCCGCGCTACCGCCAGACTCGACCAGGTATACCGTCACAGTCCGCGCCGAACTGTCCGTGTTACAGATAATGAGCGATTTCAGCAGCGCGCCCTGCGTACTCCCGGTCGGAGACGTGTCCGATGGCGCCGTGTAGAGAGTCGCATTGCTGCCGCTAAACTGCCCGCGCGCGCCACATTTCGGGGTGCGGATGACCTGTTCGCGCGGGATCAACTTGCGATCATCGGCCGACAGTGCCGGAGACAGCGGACCGGGGCGCCCAAGCTCGGCCGACAACGACCAACCGCCCGTGTCTTTATCTGCCATTAAAGCGTCCCCGTCTGCGTAGCGGTAATGCCTAGCCCCTGAATGGAGAAAGACGCGCCATTGCCAATCGTAACCGCCACAGCCTTGAACTTGGAATCCAAAACGCCATCAAACGTCGTTCGGCGTAAATTCCAAGATGTTGATGCGGTGCTATACCCAGAAACCGTACTTCCTTGATCGTTGCTGTATCCTTTTATTGTGACCGTCATCGATGGCGACGTACCGTATGCGCCGCGCACATAGACGCTAGTAGCATGACCACTGGCATCCGTATCCCCGATGTAGCCTGTTTCAAACGACGCAGTGTAATCTGTCTGCGTTGTCCCGGGCGTATTTAATACGCCGACGACGGGAGAATTCCCGTTGTTAAGATGCACGAATCCGCGATTGGCGCCCCAAACAGACCAAAAGTTATAGTGCTCATTTCGCTCGCCTGCGACAATGAGCGGGAACGATGCGTTGGCAGCATCGCTTGACGAACAGACCTTCCCTTGGCGAGACCACAATTGAGACCGCGCGTTGTACGAGTGCGCGTACAGGTGATTTTGAGTATACGTTGCGACCGTTTGCAGGTTTGACGCAACCCACAGATTCCCGCCTAGCCCGTCACCGTACATGTGCATATAGTACGTGCCGTTAGCGGCCATGTCGCCGTTGATCGAGCCGAACACCCCCAAACCGACGTTCTCGAATTGCTGCCCGTCGAATGCGTAAATCCCGGTGCGGTGCCCGAAATACAGACGGCCGTCCACTTGAGCGACTGCTCTAGGGTACGTGCACCCGATATTGTCGTTGATTACCTTCCAATCAAACACGTATGGCGGCCCAACGTAGCGACCCAGGTACACGCTATCCTGTTTGAATACGAGAAACTTATCCCCGAACGGAACGACACGAGTAATCGGCCCCGGAGTGTCCAACAGCCGGACGCGGCCGGCTTGCGTCGCCTGCGACGGCGACCACGTTGCCGGGTTGCGGATGCCGCTCCACCACACCATATCAGCGTAGACGTTCGATCCGCCGTCATCAACGTCGGCCATCATCACGAAGTTAACGTTTGCCGCAATGTGCCGCGCCTTCGGCGGGGACCCACTCAACGCGCTGAATCCGGCCCCCGTACTTGACTGCGGGCTATTCAGATAATTGACTGCGATTATCTGCGACCCCCACGCCGCCGCCTCCCAGCTTTCCGTAGAAGCACTTAATCCTGTGGCGCGATTGGTTCGCGTGCCGCTGTTGTCGTATTCGTCAATATCGCCCTTGCGGAACACAATAAACCGCGCGGACCCCGTAGGCCCGGCGAAAACCTCGGCGTGCAAAGCATCGTTCCCGGTAATGGCGAATGATCCGAACGACGACAGGACGTCTATTGTGCTTAGGTCCCCATACTCGTCGTGCGCGAACCCAGACATATTTATGCAATTGCCAGGGTTTACAGCCCAATTCAAATCAAGATCGGGCAAGTAATTTAGTCGGTATACCGTGGGCATTACGCAACCCTCGCCGCCATGCTCGGCCCGCTCCACCGCTGCCGCGCGCCCTGCCGCTTCAGCTGCTCAATCGCCCCCCGGTAGGCGTTGTACCAGGTCTGCACCCGCGCGTCGTCGTACAAATATCCGACCGCCTCCAGCAACGACCCGTACAGGTAGATGTCCGGATGACTCGTCAACAGCCAATTCGTTTCCGTGCTGCCCGTGCTGCATGTCGTCAGCGCCTTGTAGTAGATCAGCGTCGAGGCATACGTCCCATCGGGCACCGGGGCGAACCGGAAATTGCTGCCAGTCACGCTGTAGTAGACCGGGATTCCGGTCCCGTCCGGCAGGTACCCAGACTGCGTGTCCGGCGGGAGGAACGCCAGCGTGTTTTTGTCGCCGTCGTTCAGATGCCAGTAGCGGACCTCAAGGAACCCGGTTGGCACCGCGACGTACTCGCCCGTGATCGAAAACGACGCATCCTTCGTCTCCATGTCAGGCGTGCGCAATTCGCGGTTGAACTTGGCTTCCGCCAGCGCGACGAACTCCGGGATGCGCGACGACAGGTCGGCGCGGGCGAGCCAATTGCCTACTGCCGTCGCCAGTGTCGCGCCATTGGTGATCGCCATCCGTGTCCCCTATTTGCAAGGCGCGATCGCGCGCCGATACGCCTCGTGCCACTCGTCCGCCGCGTCGCAGTCCGCATACTCCGCGAAGCAGGGCGTGCCGATGGTGTAGTGCAGCAACTTGTCATCGGGCAGCACTTCCTGCTCCAGCACCAGCCGATTCCACCCGTCCGGCAAGTCTCCGATCTGCGCGTCGTTCAGCCACAGGAACCGATGCAGGTAACTCCCCGGCTTACTCGCTACGAATTCCGGCGTCAGCTTCCGGTTCGGGAAAAATGAACAATTCCACAGCACCACGCTCGACCAATTCTTGCGCGGATAGTCCGCGTTGGCGTTGCCCAGGTACTTGGTCGGATGCTTCGTTTTGTAGTCGTGCTTGACCACTTGCGCCCCGACGTCGTGCCGGCGCAGGGCGAACAATTCCGCCACGTCGTCCCGCACGATCATGTCGCCGTCAACGAACAACGCGTGCCCGTGAAACCGGCACAGCCAAGGCACCAGAAACCGCGCGTAGATGAAGTCGTTCGACCCATCACGCCGCGGCCCGCAGACCGGGTGAAACTCCAGCTGCAGCGGATCGGCCGCGTGGTCGAGAATCGATTGCTGGCAGACGTGGTAGGCAGCCGCTTCGCGCTCGTCGTACCCAATGAACACCGGGAGGGATTCACGCATACGCGACGCACGCCTCGCAAACCGTCCCGGCCACGTCCTTCGCCAAGTGCGCCCGGCGCAACTCACGGAACTTCTCGCTGTGCCACGCGGCCATGAACGATTGCTTGTTCAGATCTCCCATGCCCCACCGGGAATCAGCGTCGAAACAACACGCCGAAAGGATGCCGTCGGCCGTGACGTGGCCCTCCGTGAACGCCGACCAGCATGGGAGCGGATCACGCAACGCCCCGAGACGACCTTGATTACCCGCGGTCGGGCGATAACCAAGCTCCGCCTCCCTTTGCGTAGCAAGGGACCCCATAGAGTAAAGCGGCAACCAGTAATGCTCGTCCACATAGGGCAACACCCGTTCGGCAAGCAACCTCTCCATGCGCTCCTGCTGCGCCCCATCGTACCTGATGGACGATGCGTACAGCCCGCACTCGGGCCGCAGCGCGTCGCGTAGCAATCGCGTCGTTTTCAGGTTACCCAGCGCGTTCCGATATAGCTTGGAGCGGACGCCCATGACCTCCTCAAACTGCTCGTCGGTCCCAGCGTTCACGCTGAACTTAAGCGAATCCAGCCCGGCCTTGAACAGCCCCTCCGCGACAGCCGGCGAACACAAGCTCCCGTTCGTCGTCAGAAACACATACGGGAAGCCGATTTCCTTGCACCAACGGATCGCGTCTACCGTCAACTGCGGCGCCATCAATGACTCGCCCAGGTAAAACACGCCGATTTCCTCGACCCCGGCGTTGCGCATCTGCCGCGTGATCTTGCGGAACAGCGCGGGATCCATGTCGCCCTTGGGCTGCACCGCCCGCGTCCGCAGCGCGCAGAAGCCGCAGCGGTAGTTACATCGCCCCGTCAATTCGATCTTGACCGACCTGGGGGCCGGGGGCGCGTCCGTGAACCTGTCCGTCGTTACCAGCGTTACCGCGTCAATCCGTTGCGTGATCGTCACTCGGGAATCCAATCATGGCGACCTCGCCGATGCCGATTTTTTCCACCGAGGCCAGCCGGAAGTGCTGCCCTATGCGGTCGATCCACCAGTCCTGATCGTGCAGGCTGATGTGTGCGTTACGGCCATCGGGGAGGATCTGACTTGAGGGCCTGCACGCCACCAGAAAGTAGGCCGCCTTGCGCGAAAGGCCCTTGATGTGGGCCAGCACCGCGTCTATGCAGCCGTCCTCGACATGCTCCATGACGTCGGCGCACACCACAACGTCCGCCGGGTCAGGCAGCGCCGAGTATTCCGGCACGGCAGGATCATAATTCCTCACGATTGGGCCGAGCGCCCTGCGCAATCCGCCCTTGCCGCAGCCGTAGTCCAATACGCTGTCCGCGGCCAGTCTTTCCACCAGTTTTGCCACTATCGGCGCGCGGCGGTCGCCGGCCACGCCGAACGTGTCCGCGCGCCGATGCAATTCCTCGTTCTGCTTCCGGTACGCCTCGCTGATCAACTCCATTCGATGCGCTCGTGGCTGTTGCCGATCATCATCCCGTAGTCATGGATGTAATCGGCGTGGGCCAAGTGCCCGAATACCTCGTAGTCGTAGTGCTTGATGACCGGCTGCCGGAGGAAATTGCCGGTCACGATCGGCCGCGATTCGTACCTTTCGCGGTACATCTCCCGCGCCTCGCCGAAGATCGCAAATCCGAACCACGACGACTTGCCAACCTCGCGCTGCATCTTGTGCGGCATCCGCTCGGCATTCTCCCGCCGCTGCTCGATGAAGCGCGGGAGCTTCTTCAATTGCTCGATGCCGATGGCCGCCTGCATTTCGGTCGGTCGCACGTTGTAGCCAGGCAGGATGAAGCTAAATTTCTCCGGCTTGGCGCGCAGCGTGTTGTCCGGCGCCAGGTGCCTTGTCCAGCCGTGGCTACGCAATGACAACAGCATGTCCCGGTAAACCGGGTCATTCGTCGTCACCATCCCGCCCTCCATCGTGCAGATGTGGTGCGAGAAGAACGTCGAATGCGACGCCATGACCCCGAAGCTTCCGGTGCGCCTTCCCATGTACTCGGCGCCCATCGCCTCGCAGTTGTCCTCCAATACCGGGACCGACCGCGGGAACTCGTCAAACTCGTTCGGGTTCCCCAGCAGGTTGATCGCCAGGATCGCATCCGGGTCATGCGCCGCGACCGCCGCCCGCAACTGCCGCGGGTTGTAATTCAGCGTCTCCAGATCCACGTCCACGAAGATCAACCGCCAACCGTATTGCTGGAACGGGCTGTAACTCGTGGCCCAACCGACTGCCGGCACGATGACCTTTGGCACGCGATCGGAGCCGTGCTCCTGCGCCCTCAGCGTGAACGCGGCGACCATCAACAGGTTGGCGCTGCTGCCGCTGTTGCAGGCCACGCAGTATCGCGTCCCGCAGTAGTCCGCGTAGGCCGCCTCGAATTCCGCAACCCGGCGGGACATGGTGAACTGGCCGGAATCCACAACCGCCTGGATCGCCAGCCGCTCCTCGGCGCCCCAAGTGTCCGACGACAGGGGGATCATGCCGCCTTCCTGAACTTGTTTTCGGGCGAGTAGCCCAACTCCTTCCGGGCCCCCTTGCAGTGGTCGATGTACCGCCCGAGCTCGGTGACCGCCATCGGGTGCATCGCCCGGCTTCCCTCGCACAGATCCACGGTCGGGACGCCCGTTTGCTTGATCGTCATGTCCAGCGTGTTGCAGTCGGTCCACATGCCTAGCCGCTTGAACCGGCCGGACAGGTACCACGCGCGCCACTTGTCAAGAAAATCACGATGCCCCGGATGGGCGCAAGTCATGATCCAAAGCCCGGTTTCCGTGTACAGGCCCGGCCGCGCGTAGTGGGCCAGATACGCCTCGCCGACCCTGCCCTCGATCAAGCCGGCAGGAATGTCGCGGTAGGTCACGCAATCCGCGTCCAGCCACACCCCGATGCCGTCGTAGTCGTACAGCGCGTCGCAGGCGGCAAAGACCTTGTGCGCATAGCCCACGACGTTCCAGCGCCAATTCGGCGGCCGATAGCGCAGGTTCGCCATCTTCCATTCGGTGAACTCGGGCATGTCGCGGAAATCCTTCCCCGCGCAATCCACCTCGAAATTCTCCGTGTAGAACCGGAATTCCGTGCCCTCGGGCCAGTGCTTCCGGCTGTCCAACCAGCGGTGCCCGTAGGCCTCAAGGCCCGCCTTGTTGCACGTCGTCACTACGCGCACGAGTAGTCGTACTCCCTCAGGTTGAGACGTTCGATTTCGTCCAGCGTCCACTGCGCGTAAGACAGCGAGCGCAGCCACGCCTCCCGATCCGCTTCCGCGGGCGTTTCGATGTCCTCCAGCCGGCCGGCACTGATCGGCCGCGTCGGGCAAATCGGCCCGGCAAAGACCGGATAGCCCAGCATCGCCGCCTCTACCCCGGCGACGCTGCCGAACGTCACGACGGCGTGAGCGCCGTTGCAGGCGTCCCGCATCGTGCGTCCGTCCTTTTGCTTGGTCACCACGGGCCGGTCGGTCGATTCCGCCAGCCGTTGCAGCGTCGTCGGCAACCACAAGTGCGCCCGGTACAGTTGCTCCACCAGCCCGGACGGCGGGATCACGACGACATGCCGCCCGCCGCGCTTGGCCGGGGCCAGTTTGGCCTTGCCCAGCCGATCCGCCGGCCGGTCCACGACGCGCGTCAGATGCGTTTCGCCGACGATGCAGCGGTACAGGCTCTCGCGCTGCCAGTAGCCGTGGTCCAGATACAGGAAATCGTCGCCGCGCTCGATGCAACCGCGTAGGTTGTCGTCGCCCAGCCCGACAAAAACCAGTCGGTCCCCGGCTTTGGCGTTAGCCCTTAGCCAACTGGCCCAACTCACGCCGCCAGCGGGAGGACGAAACTGCGGAAATCCTTGGTCAGCCGGGCCACGGCATGATCCCAGCCGATTTCCCCGCGCGCCTGGCGATACAGCCGAACGCTATTCTCGGGATACCACATCATCGAGTCCCCGCCGTACACATACCGCCAGAGCGGAACCTGATTCACCAGCACATAGGCCCGCTTGCCCATCGCGCCGCAGACGTGGGCAACGGTCGTTGTGACCGTCACCACATGGTCAAGCTCGGCAATGAGCGCCATCGTCTCGTCGTAGTCGCCGTCGTTGTCGATCTCCGGCACGACGACCTGTTCCGGGTGGTCGATGTTCCAGCGGGCGATTTCTAAGCCCACATCCTGATAGCACAGGCTGATGGGCGTCCCGCCCGATTGCATGACCGGCGCCAGATCCTCCAGCCTCATGCTGCGGGCAACCGTGTTCGTGCGCGGGATGCCGCCCTTCCACGCCAGCCCGACCCACGGGCGGGGGAACTGCTCCAGCCACGCCCGCCACTTGGCCCGCTTCTCCGGATCGGCGGTCAGGTACGCCTTGCGCGGGAAGTCGGCATTGCTGTTGCGGTAGAACTTGCCCAGCCACGAAATGTGGATATGGGCATCGATCTGGTACTTCGCCGGCCATTCCAGCCCGCCCTCTTCCTTCAGCGTGTCGTACACGTCGATGCCGGGGAAATTCCGCCGGAACATCGGCGCCAGGCGCCTGTTCGTCTCGACGATCACCTTCTTGCAGTCGCGCTGCATGTCGGGCAGGCATTGGCTGAACATGATCATGTCGCCCAAGCCCTGATCCGCCTGCACCACAACCGTTTTGCCGGGCGAGCCGTCCCACATGGGCTCTTCCCGCTCCGGCGGGTTGTAGACCCGAATCGACAGCGTGTCGCCGTACAGGTATTCGGCGTAGTCCCAGCCGTCTTTCCAGCGCCCCAGCCCGAGGCACGCGAACGACTTGGCGAGCGACGCGATCTTGTGCTTCGGATCGAGCGCCAGCGCCTTGTCGGCGTACTTCAAGGCCTCGTTGCAGCGGCCTTCCTGCACATACGAGGCCGCGATGTTGGCCGGCGGCATCGGGTCGGCCGGAAGCCCGGTCATGACCTTCTTGAACGCCTCCCGAGCGGGCTCGTACTGGTGCGTGTCGTGCAGACAGGCCCCGTAGTGCATCCAGATGTTCAGCCGGTCAGGTTCGAGGGCCAGCGCCCGCCGGAACATTTGCAGCGCGGCCCCGACGTGATCCATCTGGCGCAGGCACCAGCCGACCATGTACAGCGCCTTCGGGTCGTCCGGCTTCTCCGTCAGCATTTCCGACGCCATCGGCCATGCCGTGACGTAATCCTCGCGCTCTATGGCGTCACGAATCCGCTTGTAGCGCGGGTCAACGGTCGTGATAGATGCTGGTTGTTTTGAGGCCACGCGACCAATCGCTAGAGTTGATGAGCGCCATTACCTTTTTCCACTCGGCCTCGTCGGGCGAGAAGAAATCGACGTTGTATTCCCGTTTCCACTTCTCGATGACCACATACGGCACGCGCGCGTACCGAATCCAGTCATTCTTGATCTGTTGCGAGTGATCCGCCTCGATCACGATCCGCTGATTTTCGTCAATCAGCGCCGCGCAATCCTGCGTGTGCTCAATCGTGATCCCGTCCGTGTCGTGGTGGTAGTGAATCTCCACCTTCTCGCCGGTCAGCGGGTTGTAGTCCAGAATCATCGACATGGGAAAGCGGGGCCGGTTTCCCGACCCCGCCCAAGCCTGCTAGTTGACGTTGCCGATCTTCGCGTTCGCCGTCGGCGACTTCGCCACCAGCGTCCACTCGGATACGATCATGCGCTTCTCGGAGTCGCCCGACTTGGCGATGTCCTCAAGGTGCATCTTGTCCAGCCACGACAGGCCCCACGTCGACATGTCCAGGCACAGCACGACGCTGGCGCGCATGTAGCGCGACAGGACGACCTTGTGCGACCCGTACGCGGAGACGTAGACGTCGGCCGCCGCGATCACCTGTGCCTGCTTCCCGGCCGCCACGTCGCGGAAACGGGTTGCGATGCCGGTGAAGGCGTCGAACTTCGTCTTCAGAGCCGCCGGCAGCAGGATGACGTCCGTCTTCCCGCCAACCGACCACGCCTGTTGCAGCGCCAGCTTCAGGTCCGACTCGATGAAGATCGTCGCCGAGCCGTCCGTCGGGGCCGTGCCCGCGATGCCGGAAACCGGCGCCGGGGTCGTGGCCGTGTTCTGGCCGCCAGCCTTGATGTGGTTGTTCGTGTAGATCCACGTTTCGACCGAAGCCGCCACGCGGGCCGATGCCGAGCCACCCGAAGTCGCCGCCTTGTTCTGCAGGCAAGCCGCTTCGATGTCGCGCTTGAGGGCGTCACCCTTGCGGATGATCTGGTACGCGAGCTCCTGCCGACGCCCGGCCGTGTTGACCTTGTTCGTCGTCCGCGTGACCACGAAGTCCTTCCGCGAGATCTGCGTGTAGTTGCGCAGCTTCGAGGTGGCGGTGATCGCGCCGGCCGAGAAGTCGTCGCCTTCCACGAAGGCGTTGTCGGCGCTCGGGGAATCCAGCGCGTCCGTCTGCCAGTCGTGCAGCGTGTTCGTGGCCTTCCCCTTGCTGATGGTCGACGTGAAGAACGTCTCCATCGGGGAGATGTCGTAGATGATGTCCTCCAGATCCTCCTTGATGCCGATCTGGTTGTAGGTTGCGAATGAGCCGGTAGGGGCAGCCATGTGCTGTCTCCTTTATTTCATGCGAGTGAGAAGAAGCCCCACCGCGTCCTCGCGGCGCCCGGTCTTGCGCAGGCGCTGCTGGGCCTTGATCGAGTCCTCCGCCTGTGCGGACGACGGCGATCCCGGCCGGGTCATCGGTGGCACCGTTCGCAGTTGCTTCGACTTCGACGCCTTGTCGGCTTTCAGACGGTCGTAGAGCATGGCCTTGCGGGCGATGGAAACCGCCAGCGACGACGACAACGTGTCGACATCGCGCGGGTCCGCGCCCTGGCCAATCAGGTAACTCCGCAATTCCTGCGCCCCGGCCTGGTACTTCGCCGGGTCTTTCCACTCCGGAATCCGCTCCCGCAGCTGCGCCGCTTCGACCTGAAGCTGCTGCGCCGTGACCGTCGTGCGGCTGTGGGCGACGTACTGCGCCCGTTGCTGATACTGCCCGGCCGCCGACTGGTACGCGCGCATCAACTGGTCGCGTTGCGCTTGGTACTTCGGGTATTCCAGAGGGTCGTTCGTCGCAATCGCAACCATCCCGCCCTGTGATTCGATCCACTGGTCGAATTGCTGCAACTGCGACTCGATTGCGCTTACCTGTGCCAAGTCCCTCATGAGGACCGGCATCAACTGCTCCACTTCCGCTGCCCGCTGCAAAACGGCCTCGGCTTGACGCCGCATTTCCGCCGTCTGCTGCGTTTTCTGCGTGTAGTCGAAACCCTGCTGCGCTTGCTGGATCAACTGCTCCCGGGTCAGCTTGACCTGTTGCCCGTTGTGCGTGATCTCGAACAAGTCCCCACTCTGCGGCTGCGCCTCCTGCTGCTCGCCATCATCCGGAAGGTCCTCCGGCGTTGGCTCGCCGCCGTCCTGCGCTTGGCCTTGAGCTTCGTCCTGCCTGCTGCCTGCGTCCCCAGCATCGTCCTCGGTCAAGGCGGGTTCGTTGTTCACGAATGCCTGCATCCGCTCTTCGATGCTTGGCTCGGCGACTCCCATGTCAATACCGCCTGGGTTGGTCGGCGTATCTGCCATGTTGAATTCCTTCGCTACGCCTCACGGCGTTGCTTTGACGTTACCCGGTCAAGCCGGGAATTCCTATACGCGCGCGAGATACCTGTCGGTCATCCGCTGCGCCCAATTCCGTTTGCGCTCTTCCTCCATCGCGGCCATCGTGCCGGTCGTCAGCACTTGCTCAAGGTACGTCCTGACCTTGCGCAGCGCGATCATCAGCCGGCGCAATTCCTCGGCCTCCGCGGCCGTCGTGGCTTGTAGCGCCATCTTGGCGACGATGTTCGCCTCGATCTGCGCGAAGGCCTCCCGATAAATCGGGTTGTCCAGCACGACGCGTGCTTCCTCGCCGCGGCGCTCTTCCTGTTCTGGCGTCATCAGTGGAGCAGGAGCATTGCCATCGCGTCGTCTTCGTCCCGCTCGAAGGCCGCGCGCCGGGCCAGCAACGCGATTTCAGCGTCACGGATCGCCCGCTCGTAAATCTTCGCCACTGCGGCGTTAATCCGCTCGACTTCGGCCGCGAAGGCGACCGTGCCGTCCACAGACTCAACGCGCAATGGCTCCAAATAGATCGCTGGCAATACGCCAGTTTTGCGCTCTTCCTCGCGCGCCCTGTTCAGGGCCGCCTTGGCCGCCTTCGGCGCCTCAGCCTCCGCGCGCCGCTTGACGTTTTCCAACAGGGCCGAAGCTTCCGCCCGGCCGGTAACGGCCACCATCTCGCCGTCGATCTCCACGACCGACCGATGCGGCTTCCGCCCCCGCCGGCTCTTGCCCGCCGGCCCCGGATACGGTCTGACCTCGGGCACAACGGGGATTTCCGCCGACGTGCCCACAAAGTAGACGCTGCCGCCTACCTGCGTCGATACGCTGTCCGCATCGTTGATGAACGGGGCGCCGGTCCAAATTCCACCGGCTACCTGCGCCTGGCGGGCCACGCTAGGCCACCGTCAGTTTGGGGCAAACGTAGACCGTCGCGCTAGCCTTCGCCAAGTGGACGGTAACACTTATGTAACCCTTCTGTTCCGGCGTGAACGTGACCGAAAGCTTCTGCGTGTTGGGGTCCGACATCCCGGTCGTCGTCCACGTCTCCGTGCTGGCCGCTTGGTCTGCCGCCGTCGCCAGAATGTCGGCCGCGCGGTCGGTCACCAGAGTTCCCACCGGGAACGACGCGTCGCCCAAGTAATTGCACTCCAGCCAAATCTCGCGGTCGGTCAGGTTCGTGGCCGAGTCGTGCAGGATCTCGACCGTGGCCGTGATCGCCGATCCCGTCGTTTCGTTCCAGATCACGATCTCGTCGGTGGCGAGGTAGTTGATCGGCCACTTTGCCTCTGCCCCTGTCGTCATCTTCCACGACAGCGGAGTGGTGCCGTCCGACGCGCCTCCGGTGCGGACTAGCGTTGTCTCATCCTTGACGTTCCCGAACGGCTCCTTAATCCACAACCTATAATTCGTGTCGCCGTCGTCGCAGTTGTACATCGCATATCGGTCTGGTGGTTTCCAGCTTGTAAACGCGGACACAGTAACCACGCTTCCGGTCCACGATGCCGGAAGCTTGCAATTTCGAATGACGCACCGTTGCGACGCCGTGCCTGTCTCGAAGATGTTCATGCCTGCGGCGCCAGCGGATAGGTCGAGGTTTTCCAGAAGAATTAGACGACGGGTCGCGGCCGACGATCCGGGCTGCTCCATCAATTTAGTTATTGCGGAACTGCCGGAAATGATGCCGCCACCGTTCCAATGGAGGTGACGGCACGACAGCGTTTGGTTAACGTGACCGAATTTGACGCTGCAATTTTTCCAAACGTGCTCACTGCTCGACGCAGCCACCACTCGGCCGGAAGCGCCGGTAGCAGGCACTTGAAACGTGCAGTTCTCATACACCTGCCGGAAGTTGTCGGAGGCGTTGCTAAGAATGACCTGCGTGCTGTAAGCGCCGGTGCCAGCAAAGAAGTTGATCCCGTAGACGTAGATGTTCCCGTCTACCGTGATGTTGTTGTTGCCTGTCGTGGTTACCGTCGGCGCAGTCGATACCGCTGTCGGCGGCTCTGCCGCGTCGTTCGCCCCGACCAGTTTCACCGGGGCGGTCAGCGTGCCTGTTTGCAGGTTGATCGTAATGGCCGACGCGAACGACTCCGCGTGCGACTGCGACACATAGATGTCGTCGCCGGCCGACTCGATCGCCGCCGCGCCGGCAATCGACGCCTTCGCGAGCGCCCAGGTCGACCCGTTGTCAAGGTTGCTGCCGTCCGTCGAGCGGACATAGATCGCGGCCACTAGTCGACCACAATCCTTGAGCCAACCGGCCGGCCCGTCTTCGGATCACGCACCAACTCTCGCGGCGCCGTGGCGATCTTGGACACCTGCTGAATCTGCTGCGTCAGGGCCGCCATCTGCTGCGCGAACTGGTTTGTGGCCTCTGACATGGCCGCCGACAACGCGTCAAACTTCGTGCCCTCGGCGTCCAATTCAACCGGCAGACCCTGCGTTCTGGCAACAAGCTTTTGAGTTTCAGACTGGTGCGCCAGCTTCGCCATTTCCAGCCATCGCTTAAACTCAAACTCTTTCTCCATCTTCAGGATGTCCAGCTGCATCTTCTGCCGGTCCAACTCGGCCTGCCGCTGGTCGTTGGCCGCCTGCACTTGGAGATTCATCTCCATTTCCCGCTGCTTCAGCGCCGCATCGCGCTCGGCCTGCGCCGCGTTCGCCTGCTGCTCAGCCTGGAACTTCTGCACATCCGCCTGCATCTGCGCCTGCATCTTCTGCGCGTCGGACTGCGCCTGAATCTCGGCCGCCTGCACCTTCGGGTCCTTCTGCGGCGGGGGCAGCACCGGATTGCCCTGCTCGTCCTTCTTGGGCTCGGTCAGGAAGCGATTCGGGGTGCGGTACCCGGCCGCCTTGAATATCTCAACGCCGAGGTTGTACGCCTCCTGCGGGCCCGCCAAGCCCATCGACTGCCCCTGTTGCAGCACCGGGGCCAGCATCATCAGCTTTTGCAATTGCTGCTCAGGCGTCCCGGTCCCCAGCCCGACGTTGATCTTGAAGTCGGTGCGCTTCGCCCATGACCGCGGGTCGATCGCCTGCCACTTGCCCTTGAGCTTTAGTTGCACCGGCTTGGTCGAATGCTTGGACGCCAGCGTATGGATCACGAGGAACAGGTCGCGGAAGCCCGACGCCAGCGTGCGCGCGATCAATTCGATCCGCTGATTCGCCGCCGCCTGGATCGCCTGTAGCCCGCTCGCCGTTTTGTTCAGCGTGTTGGCGTCCAACCCGGCCGAGTACCGCGTAACGCCCGTCCGGCCTTCCTTGATGGCGTCCATGTACTCCAACGACGCCATGACCGTAGGCCCGACGTCCGGCGTTTGCAGCGGGAACAGCCCGGCACCCGGATTGCCCTCCACCCGCACGATCCCGCCCGGCCGGCGCACCAGCATGTCGTCAACGTTGACCGTGTTGACGTCGACCCCGACCAGCCCGGATGTTTGCAGGAACGTGCCGTCGATCAACTGCCGCTCCATCATGGTCTTGATGAGCGAAACGTCGTTGATCAGGTCATAGATGGACGTCCCGATGTGGCTGTGCGGGTAGATGATCGGCGCGAACGCCGCGAACGGAACGCAATCCGCCTCTTCCTTCAGCGCCGGGACCGTCTGGCCGTCCACATACGCCACGCGCCACAACTGCTGCTTGCCAGTCCCCCGCAGGTCCATGCGGATGTAGTTGTCCTTGAACATGACAACCTTGCGGGACGGATCGGGCGACTCGTCGCCGAACACCCGATCGTCGTCGTACCGCTCGCGCTCGATGCTCTCAAGCCCTATGTCCTCGTATTCCTCGACGTCGTCGGGGATGTCGAAGCCCTCGGCCCGTAGCTGCCCGACCGTCACCCGGCGGCGCCACTGCACGAAGTCGCAGTCGGCCAGGCTCGTCCAGCGATGGCGCCGAGACACCACGATTTCGTCCGGCGGAACCGCCTCGATGGCGACAAACTCGTCCGCCTTCTTCCGCTCGACCTTGGCATCATGGAGCATCGGCTGCGGGAGCGGCATCCCGGTTTGCGGGTCGATGCCGGGGACCGCCATCGGGTCCGGCATCTCCGAATGCTCGACGACCTCCACTTCGCCGTCCGACAGGAGCATGGCGAATTCCTCGTCCGCCAGACCCTTGTAGACCTCGGTCATCACGTCTTCGCGCACCGACCACATGCCGGCGATGTAGCCGTTCTTCAGCAACAGGGCGTCGGTCAGCGCGGCGACAATGTGGCTGTAGAAGTCATTCTTGTTTTGCAGGTACCAGTTACAGACCTCGGTTTCGCACTCGGCCGCGTACTCGTCCTCCGGCCCGACCGCCTCGAATTGGCCGATGTCGTCGCCGCCGAGGAAGATGCGCACCAGCGAAGGAACGATCCACTGGATCGTGTCCAGCACGCCCTTGTCCACGATCTGCGAGCGGCCCTCCTGCTCGTTGCCGAGGAGCTCGCCCCGGTACCGCGCCCATGCGTCGGCCCGCTCCCGACGAAGATCGCCGGTATGGGCGTCAAGGGCTACGGCTTCCTCGGCCTCAATCGCGGCTATGAGCTCTTCGTCGGTGAATTTCACATGATCCCCGTGGGCGGATAGGCCAGTTTCTTCATCTTGTCCGGATTCGCGGCGCGGCGGGCGCCCTCGCACGCATAACGCAGGGCGTCTATGCAGTGGTTGTGCTTGTCCTCTAGCAGCGGCAGCACGGCCCCCGTCAGCGGGTCCGTTTTGTACGAGTACAGCGTGAGTTCGTCAATGACGTGCTGGCAGCGCGGATGCACGATGATGTCAAACGATTGCAGGAACGCGACGCCCTCTTCCAAGCTCCGCGCGCCCTTCACGGCCGCGTTGATCTTGGGGTAGCCGTTCTTCTGCATGTGGCTGATCGTCTCCGGCCGGGCGCTGTCCGCAGTAATGAACCACTTGCGCGACTCGGGCACGCGGTCGAACAGGTCCGGCAACTGCGTGATCTCGCAGCCGACCATGTACGCCTCGTGGTCAACGTACAGCCGCGAGCCCTCGATGCTGCAGCGAACCAGCACGGACGGGTCGATCGCGTAGCCCCAGTCCGCGCCCAGCCGGTACACGGTTCCCTCCGGCCGGTCGAATTCCTCCACCTTCCAATTCTTGAACACCCGCGTTTCGCTGTTGCGCTGGTACTCGCCCATCCAGATGTGGGCGTACTTGTCCGGATCGCGGGCGCGGTCCCACTCCATATCCCGGCGCAGGACGTCGGGAAACCACGGGTTGTCTTCCCAATTCACCCGCCGTACGATCGAGCCTGGCGGCGGGCCGTTCGGCCCCCGGAACAACTCGTCTACCGGATCGGTCGGGAACTCGGGGTTCCACTCGGCCCATATCTCGGAGCCTGGCGCACGGACGGTCGGCGTCAGCAACTCCCATGACCGCCGGCTGACCTTGTTCGCCTCGAACACCACGGCCTTCGTCAGGCCCTCGGCCGACTTCACGCTGTCCGGGTTCGACCGCAGCCCGGCGAACAAGAACAACGAGCCATTCGCCCCGCGGATCTCCGCATCAGTGCTGGTGTAGAACCCGCCCAGGCCCGTCCGGCCGATCTCGTCGTCCAGCAGCCGCTTTACGCTGTCCCGGATGGACCGTTGAATCTCCCGGCAGCACAGGATGCGCTCGGGCCGCTCGGCCGCCTGTAGGACGATCTCGGTGACGAATGACCGGCTCTTGGCCGATCCGCGGCCGCCATAGGCAGCGCGCCAGCGTACCGGAGTGCCGTCGTCAGCTAGCGGCTGGCGCAGGAATTGGAAGGCCGCCGGCAGCCGCAACGTATTCGACAATGATCTTAGCCTGCACTGGATTTTCTGGATCGCCAGTGTGCTGAATCTGCGACAGTTTCGGGACTGACCTATCCAGTAGGCTATTGGCCGCATTGACTTGGGTTGCGGTCATTTCCAAGTCCCCGAGTACGTGCCGGTGCATCCGCTCGATGATGACACTAGCTTGGATTTTTGCCCGGATTTCTTCGGTGTGCCGGGTGTTTAGTCTCGCTGCCATTGCTCACGACTCCGTAAAGGTTGGTCGCCTCGGTGATGATGCTGATTAGGCTGCTCCATGCGTTATCGGCCAGCAGGTCAAGGCCCGGGCTGTTCTGTGCGAGGCGCGCAGAACCCCTAGCCAAGTCATAGCGCCATGCCGCTTGCCTGATGCCCCGCAACAAAAAAGCCGCATCGTCGCGGCCGTTGTTTTCTTCCTTGCACGGAAACGCAGGGCGAGCGAACCCTCCCCGCGCGTTTAGTTTAGTCCTAATCATGGCCCTTTTTCCTTGGCTCGCAGTAGGGCTATCCACGCCTTTTCGAGCGCTGGGAGCGTTGGGCTTGCCATCACTTCC